GAAACATTTAAATACCTTGCTGCTGCTCTGTTAGACTTAGTTTTATTCATAGCAGCCAAAATCATCTCTTTAGTTAATGGTTTTGGTCTAGGCATTAATCTGGGTTTATTATGGTAAGGGGTCCTTGTAAATTATTATCTTCTTTATTTTCTTCTATTCTATCAAAATTAGGAGTATTTAATCCTTGATATTGTTCATATTGTTCTTGAGTTACAATTTGAATATCATTCCAAGTATGATCACCTGTACCATTTACAGTATTAATAACTCTATAAGGAGATGTATCAGAGCACCTGACACATTTTTTGTATCCAAATTTTTCAAATCTTAACTTAGGCATATCGCCTTTACATTTTATACATTGTATCATTTCCATAACTTATAATTACACAACTTCTTAAAAAGATGTAAGAGGAGGTTCATCTCCTGTTCTATATCTTCCTTTTATTTGTTTCCATAACTTTTGAGGAGTATCAAGAATATATTTTTTTCCATCTTCATCTTCTAAATACTCTATTTCTCCATTTTCATCTTTTCTATTAAAAACATACCAAATAATTAATTCAGTAGCTGATTCTCCATATAAAAATCTAAAACTATTTTCAACAACAAACCATAAACCATCATTTACTTTGTTTAAATCTATACCTGCTGTTTCATATACTTTATTTTCCATTTCAAATGTTTCATCTAACTTTTGAATGAATAAACAAAATACCTTTTCTTCAGTAGCATCAATGTTATCTTTGATTTTTACTTCAGATCCTAATATTCCTTTAAATAAATTTTTTAAATCATCACCCCAAGGATCATTTATATCTTTTTTTGACATATTATACTTCTTCTACATTAAATAACTCTAAAAAATGTTCAATACTTAATTTCTTTTTAGATGCAGCTTTTTCAATTGCCTTATGTTTTGTATTGGCTTTAATTTTTCCAACTGCTTCTTTAGATGAATCTGATATGAAATAGTATTTGTATTGGGTCATAATTTATCTATTAATTTTTTTATTTGATTGCATTTTTCAAAATCTTCATCTTTAACATATGGTTCCATAACTTTATTTAATACACTTTTAAAGTTTTTTCTTTCTAGTTCTATAATTAAGGACAAATTAAATATATTGAAAATTTCTATCTTTTCCAAATTATTTTCTAAGGCAAACTCGATTTCCTCTAACGTACGTTTTAATATAAAAGATTTGAATTGATCACTTGAAGCTAATTCATCTAAATCTTTTTTAGTATTATAAGTAATTTCTATTGGAGTTACCTCTCTCTCTTTATCTTTATTCATAGTAAGGTGTATTTGAGGGTTCATGTTATAAATATTTTAAAAAATTTCTCTATAAAAATTATTATTAGGAATCATTATGTTATTTATATCATTTGCTATCTTTCTAAAATAATCTTGTCTATCTTTTCCACTAATTGGGTAATTAACTGTTAAATTGTCTTCCCTAATGTATGCTATATAAAGACATTCAATATGGTCTTGTAGTATATCTTCTTTTTTATTAGTTTGAATCCAAGCTTGTAATCTCCATAAATAATCAGTATCCCCTGAGAATTTAGTATTATCAAAATACCCTATAGTATCAAAAGCTTTTCTAGTGTAAAACGCAATGCCATCACTAGGATGTATTCTTGGTTTCCCATTTTCAATGTCTACTTCTCCTGTTGAATAATGAACTCTTGCAGCTGTAGTTTTTGATCCTATTATTTTTGGGTTATCTTTAAAAAATTTAATAAGTTTTTCAAACCTTTCAACATCTGATACATCATCCCCATCATGGATAGTGAAATAATCCCATTCTTTATCTGCAAATAGTTCTAATCCTCTATTTCGGGTGTAATAGCATCCTCTATTTTTATCATTTTTTAATACAGTTACATTATTTAGATGTTCATATGATTTTGCTATTTTGTATGAATTATCAGTAGAACAATCATCAATTAAAACTAATTCAAAATTTTTATAGGTTTGTTGAAGAACACTTTCAATTGCACCTTCTAAATATTTTTCTACATTATATATAGGGATTATTACTAGTATTTTTTTATTATGCATTTTTAACTGTTCTCCAACCCTTTTTAATTTGTTCTTTAACTATATAATTTCTTAATGGTGTATGGTTTGTTTTTTTAAATGAGGCCTTATCATCATCACCAAATTCTCTTACTGTACTCCCCCATATTTCTTGGTTATTAATAGGATGAGGTGGAACTATAGTTTTAATATTTCCATATTTTTGACATAAATAAGAAAATTGCATATCTTCCCCATTATCCCAAGAAATAGGTTCTTCATACCACATATACTTTAACCACTCTTTTTTTAAAAACCAAGCATGACCTACTAAGTCAACCTCATAGGGTTCTTCATTATTAATTCCATGTGCCCAACCTACTTTATAATGGTCTTGATAATTGTCAGAATTTACTACAACTCCTGAGCATCCTAATATTCCTGGGTTAGTTTCCATTGTTTTTAAACAACTTTCAAACCATTTGGGGCCTGGGATTGTATCATCATCAAAAAAAGCTACATATTCTGTTTGAGCTAGTAAAGCAAAAGCAAACCTTCCATGAAATTTATAATTATGGTTATTTGTTGATACCTTTACTCCTAAACCTGATAAATCATATTGAGGTTCATTTTCAGGTTTATTATACCATACCCAAATATCATTGGATTTCACGGTTTGGTTTTGAATTGATTCTATTTGTTTCTCTAAGTATTCAGGCCGTTTATAGCAATTTAATACAACTGTAATCATATTATACTTTTTATTTTAAAACTAGATTTACCATCTCCATAAGGACATGATGCATCAATATAATAATTTTCTATTAATTTTCCAAATTCAGATTCTAGTTTGTTAGGAGAAGAACATAAATGTAAATGTCCTGTTTCTATAGCTTCAGGACGTTCTGTTGTTTCCCTACATACTATAACTTTTTTATTGAAGAAACTACCTTCTTCTTGTAGTCCCCCACTATCACTTATAACTAATTTACATTTAACTAATATATCTAATAATTCAGGATGTGATAAAGGTTTTACTACATTTATATTTTTAAGTAAATGTTTATGTTTTTGAACATTTGGGTTAGGGTGTAGAGGTAAAATAAATTCTAAATCAGGATTATTTTTAGCTAATTTGTCAACTTCTTTAAACCATTGATCCATCCAATGATGATTTTCTCTTCTGTGTAAAGTGATTAATACTTTATTAGTGTATTCACATTTATCTTTATAAGGTAATAAATTATCTAACACTGTATTTCCTACTATATAATTTATACCATTTGTTTTTTCTTTATATAAGTTATCAGATGATAATTGGGTTGGACAAAAATTTACATCTGATATTCTTGATATCATTTGTCTGTATCCTTCTTCAGGATAAGGATGATCTAAATTATAACTCCTAAGACCTGCTTCTAAGTAATAAATTTTCTTTTTTCTATTAAAAGCGGCTACGGCACAGGCAAAGGCAGATGCTGTATCTCCTTGTACTAATACTGAATCAAATTTTCCTTCAGGAAATTGAAGAAGACAATCACTAATTAATTGGTCTAATCTATTAGAATTGTTTCCAATAGTTATTTTATAATCTACTGGAATGTCTTTAAGTAAATCTGGGTGTTGACCTGTAAATAAAAGTTGATAGTTATCTAATACTTTTATTAAAGGTCTAATTTTAAGCCATTCTGGGCGGGTTCCAAAACAAAGTAACATCATTTATATTCTTTTATTAAATCGCTACAAATAGCATAACAATTATTTAAATTACCTTTATATCCAAGCTCGGGCAATACACATATACTATTATAATATAAGGTACTTTTAGGATGAGTCCAAATAAACCCTCTAGAAGTTAGAGTATAACCATCATTTTCATGCCAAAATGAATGAATATCCTTTCTTAATCTCATGTAGTATAATGCATCTCCATTTTTAGCGTGGCACCAAAGTTTATTATTGACAAGATATTCTATATTAATTTTATATTTAGGGTTATCATGTCCTAGAAAAAACCCATTATCATACCAAACATCAACTTCGACGTCATAACCCAATTCAATAGCACGATTTATATATTTAGGTGAATTTTCTAAATCAGGTTGTTTTCCATTAATATTACCTCTATGCGCTATAAATTTCATTTATTTATTTTTTATATAAAAAGCGTCTCCCCAAGTTCCCCCAGCCCATGAAGTTTCCACTCTATTAAATTGATATTGGTTTAAATAATCATCAAGTTCATTAATCATTCCGCAGTTTTCATAAACCTCCGCTCTGTTAACTTCAGTCATTATAACATCTATATTATTTAATAAGTTAGATGCTCCCTTAAGTACTTCATATTCATACCCTTGACAGTCCATATATAAAAAATTATATTTATCTTTTTCAATAATTACGTCATCTAGTCTAACAAGATCTACTTCAACTTCGTTTTCAAACCTAATATGTCGATATTGATCTAAATGTAATTTAGGTTTAAGTATGGAACTGGAACCTTGATTATAATTATCAACATACATAGTAACTTTTTTAGTATCATTACCTAATGCTTTATTAATTAGTTTAATATTTTCATTGTTTGGTAACTTTGACTCCATTATTTGAAAAACTTCGGGTTGAGGTTCAAACCAAACTTGATTATTAATACCTAACTCTAAGTAGGTATTATATTCTTCTCCATAATGGCCTCCACAATGAATTGCACCATTAATATTTAGGTTATATTTTTTAACTATACCTTTTAGATCTAAAATCATATCTTAAATATTTTTATTAACATAAATAGCATCTACTTCAGTATTCCCTCCTACTAGGGTAGAACTTATACATTTAAAATCAGAAAGAATAAGATCTAATTCAGGCTTAATAATAGCTCCTTCATATAAAGGAACATTCCCTACTTCTGTATTTATAACTTGGATTGAGTTTAAATACTTACCAAAACTTTCAAATACTATTTTTTCGGCCCCTTGAACATCTACCCAAGCAATATCTATTTTTTTAATGTTTTTTTCTTGTAACCATTCAGATAATACAATTGAATCTACTTCAACTTCTTTTTGTAACCAACTTCTACTTCTATGATGGTTTGTAGTTTTTAATAAAGAACTAGCCCCTATATTACCATTATATACTTCATAAAATTTAGTGGCACCTTTACTATTATTACAAGCATAATTATAAACTTCTATGTTTTTGATATTTTTTACATTATTAGCAGTATAATCAAAACTACTTTTAACAGGTTCAAATGTATATACTTTAGCATTTGGGAACCATCTATTAAATTCTAAACTTTGACATCCGTCTCTAGAACCTATATCTAATATAACTTCAACTTTTGAAAAATCAATAATAGGCGTAATTATATCTATAAGAGGTTTTGTTAATATTCTAGTGCATAACCCATCCTGGTTGCTAAAAGCACCATTTTTAAATTCCTCTTCAGTAAATGAATTTTTAGTTATTTCTTTATTTTTATTTATTAATTCCACTTTATTTAATTTTTATTTTATTTACATATGTTGAGTCTGTATTATATGTTGATAGTTTAATATTACGTTTAATCCAAAATAAATCATTATCTTTATTTAAATTTTTACCAAAGAAGTTAAATTTTTCTATGGGGAAATTTTTTAATATATGGTTAGTTAGTAATTCTTCAGAATATTCTCCTACTGTTTTTGATAAAGACCAACATTGTAACATATCATCTGTTTCACCTTCCATTATATAATCCACAAAATAACCATACCTATGGGTATGCCAAAAAATAAAATTTAAATTATCTTTGAATAACAAAAGAAATTTAGATAAATTAAGAGGAATTATGTCACTCCTACATTTAATTACCCTATCATAACCTAATTCTTTGGCTTTTAGTATTCCCTGTAATGTGCTTTTTTTTTGTAAGGCTAGGTTATATGTACCCTTATCTTTAGGTATTTCTGAAAACACACAAGTATCATTTTTAGTGTATTTGTTTTCTTCGCCTACCCAAGTAGACCAAATTATATCTATGCCTTTCCAAGCTTCTTTAAGCTCAGACACATAATTTGAAGGGCCTTGTATTATAACTGCTCTTTCCATGTTATTTTCTTATTATTTAACATTTATAATGTACTTGTCTTTTGGTTTATTTTTTGTTTTTACACAAACTATTTTACAGTCTTCTAAAAATTCTTGGTCAGATATTTCATAAGGTTCAATTGTAAATATATCTCCTGAAACTAATGTTTTACCATGCATGGTCATTTTTCCTTCAATTAAAACATTTACCTCTGTAATTTCTTTATGATAGTGCCATTCCCATTTTTCTCCTTTTGGATGTACTCTATAACATACCTCAACTTCACTATTTTTGTATGCAGAAGGTTCAAAATTACCAAAGAACCACCCTTGTTTCATATCCTTTAACTTAAATATTCTCATTACAATCCATATTTTTCCCAATCTGTTTCGTTGAATCCACTGTTCGTTACAACATTAATTGACAACGCCCTATCAAATGAGACCTGTGTTATTTTATCGTTAATTAAAATTCTATTACCATTACCTACCCCCATAATTAATTGATCATAGGGTATTGCTAATTCTTCTAAAAATTTTTCAGTGACTTTTCTAGCTGATTCTTTTCTTCCAGTCATGAGAATGATTTTATGACCCGTAGAATCCCATTCATCTATTTTTTCCCTAACGCCTGGTAGTATTTCGGGTTTTTCATTTAATCTAGAGTACTTATGAATATGCTTAAGTATTGTTCCATCAATATCACAAATTAATGTTTTCAGCTTATCTTTATTATATTCTCTTTTTCTTCCTATATATAAGTTCAAATCACTTGGTGTTCCTACTGGGATATATTGATTTTCTCCTAGATGATAAACTTTTATATCTTTACCCTTTTTTATTAAAGAGTTATATGTTGGAGCTACATAGTATTCATTCTTATATCTTATATCGTTTTTTATCATATCTTCAACAGAATCTACAAAGTCAGAACCTTTCTTCCAATAATGTAAGCCTATTAATGCAGTATCTGATATAACATCTTTTTCTACTATCTTTTTAGCTTTATCGTTTTCTCCTAATTCTACAAAACTATTTTTTGGATCTTTTGAGGTATATGTCACAACTGCTCCATCCATCTTTCCCTTAATAAAATTCTTAAAAAGAGTAGAGTCCCATTCCATTAACTGATCACAATTTGTGATTATTAATTCATCAGAATTATTTATATAATCTTTTGCTATTAGACAAGTTTCAGCAGAACCATTTGTTATTTTATCTATTTCTAATATTATACAATTTGGAGATATTTCTTTGAGGGTCTTTCTTAACTTTTTATTGTTAGAATCATTTTCGTATTTTCTGGTAACGAAAATATGCCTTCCTTCTAAATTTAATGTTGACATAGCCTGTTTAATCATTGGTTCACCATCTACTTCTATTAAAGGTTTTGGAACCTCATACCCATTAATTTTGAACCTCGACCCTTCCCCAGCCATTGGTATTAATATATTTAATTTCATTAAATTTTTCTCCATATTTCTCTTGTTGATGTTATTTATCTTCTTTAAAAATAGTAATTAACTCTTTATTATATTCTTTATAGTTCCATTTACCTTTTACTACTGCTGAAGCAATATAAGGGTAAATTTTATTATCCCAATGATTATTACCTCTCTTTAAACCTTCATTATATCCAAAGCAACTTATATATTTAAATATAAGTGATGATTGCATAGCATTTTTTTCAAATTCCCATATAGTATTACCTGGTGTGTTTGAATATATTTCTTTTAATGTTTTAACTTTACATATTGTTGGTTGTATAGTAAAAAATAAGTTATTAGGATTAAAATATAAAAATTTATGAAATGGAGTATCTAATAGATTATCTCCATTTCTTAATAATTTAATTAAATGCACTTTATTATTACTAACTAATTCTTCAAATTCATATAATATATCTAAATTAGGTTTATCATATAAAAACATATCTTCATGATGGAAAATAATTACTTCTTCATCATCCATTTTATCTAAACATGATGCTACTCTTTTAGTATAAATTAAATCATCATCATACTTTATTAACTCATAGTCTTTCCTAATATTTTCCGTACTATTAACAAATATTACTTTTTCAAAATCAGATAAATAGTTATCAGTTTGATTATACCAATACTTCCATACCCAATTTACATCTGAGTGAGTGTATACTACAATTTTCATTCCCATATGCAAGTTTTATTTAAAGTAGACCCCCCACTTAAATATCCTCTAGTATGTCCTAGTTGCAATAAAGGATCTAATGTAGAACCTATATCTAAATAAGTGTTATTAGGAAAGTTTTTAAATAATTTATAGACTAAAATATTACCAAAAGGACCAGCACAAAATAAAAATAATTTATTTTTTATTTGGTTTTCTTTAATCCATAACATTAATTCTTCAATTAAAGAAAAATCATTTTTATAAGCATTTGTACCTATCCTAAAATCTTTAATTACATTAAAAGGTAAATTGTTTAATTTAGCTTTATGGTTGCATATTAATATTACTTCATAATTAGAATAAAGAGGGATAATTGATTTTACATAGTAAGAATAATTAGAATTAACAAATATATTTGCCCATGTAAGATTACTTTCTTTTTGATAAGAATTTTCTTTCATCCATTTAAAACTTTCATCTCCCATACAGCACTTACATCCTATGCCTACATAATAATTAGGATGTTGGAATTGAAATGATTCTATTAGTTGATTTCTGGGGAGAACATCTGTAGTATCGTTAGGATCATACTTAAATTCACCATTTGCTTTAGAAAGAATATCAATATACTGACCTGCTAATATTTTGAATTCACCATCAGCATATTTACTAAAAGCAAAATGTTTTTTATTTTTTAATAAATTACAAAAATATTCTAAGTCTTTAGAAAAATTTTTTAATTTCATAATATATACATTGAATTGCAAAAATCTGAGTAGTCTAATTTATATCCAAATTCTTTTAACATGTTTTCAGTTTCTTTTAACCCTACATGTTCATGTTCTACAAACATATGTGTAGGTAAAACTTTACAACCTTTCATCCCTTCTATAACTTTTAATTCCATTCCTTCTACATCTAAAATAAATAAATCAATATTTTTAATATTATATCTTTCAATTAACTCTTTATAGGTTATACATTCAATTTCTGATTCTCTTAATTGAATCCCCATCTGGTATAACTGGGTATAATGTTTTTCGGTATGTTGAAAAGAGCCATTACCCCAACCTGCATATCTTGTTGGGTCTTCTACTGTATCATCTCTAAAAACAAATTTACCTGGTTCATGGAGTAATCCTTTATTAAGATTTAGAAATGAGTTAGGACGATTTTCAACTAATTTTTTATATTTGTCAGGAGAAGCCTCCATATTAATGCCTTTCCACCCCATAAATTCCTCAAAAAACTTACATGAAGATAAGTTAAACCCATCTGCGGCTCCACATTCTATAAAAAATCCATCTTTTTTATTAAGGAAATAATTTAAATGAAGAAATCTATCTACTTGATTTCCTGCTATATTTTGTCCATAGTATCTCATATTTTTTCTTTTAAAGTATTATCAGCTTTTTGGTATCTTTTAACTTGAGATAATTGTTTATCAATTGTTTTAGGATGTAATAGACACCATTCTTCAGATAAAGGTAAAGAAACAAAGGTTTTATACCCAGATACCATTCCATGAATTTTTTGTCCTGACCACTTTATAGATGGATCATTCTTATAAATTCTTTTTTGGGAGTCTGGGAAATTAACCCAACCTTTTTCATTAACTCTCCATCCCCACTTTTTAATATATTCATCAGTTAATCCACTAACTGTGTTTATTCTTGGAACTAAAATTAAATCTACTGGATTGGATTTTAATATTTCTTTTATATTTTGTAAAAGAAATGATTGTGGGATTTCATCTGCATCTATCTGGAATATGTAGTCACCTGTACATTTTTCACCTAGATAATTTTTGTATTCTAAATAGTTATCATAAGCTTTATTAAAAGGGTAATAAGAAATATAATTTTCATACAATTTTAATACTTGTTTAACTTCATTAGTTACTCTATTTTGATCATATACAACTACAATTTCATCATTAATATCAATATTATCTTTTAAGTGTTTAATAAGGATTTCTATTTGTTTATCCTCATTCCATACTGTAAGTCCATAGCTTATTTTCATAATTTTAATTTGGTAACATTGTTTTATAATCATTAATAGTTTTACTTAAACCTTCTGCTAATTTAACTTTAGCTTCCCATCCTGTGTATTTTTTAATTTTGGATGAATCCAAATATTGGTGAGAAATTTCTGGGAAATCTTTTTCTTGATAATTAATTGAAAGATTAGGATTAATTTCATTTAATATTGCTCCTACTAAAGATTTGATTGAAACTATTTCATTACTTCCTATGTTAAAAGCTTCACCTGCTACTTTATCAATATTTTTAATTAAACTTAAATAGGCATCTACTGCATCTTCAATATATAAAAATTCTCTAGTAGACAATTCACTTCCTTTCCATATTAGTGGTGGTTTATTTTGTAAAGCTAATTTAATGTTATTAGGTATTACTCGTGACATATTCATATCTCCCCCACCATATAAATTTGAACATCTTGTAACAAATACTGGGAGATTGTAATTAGTATAATATGAACGTGCTATTAAATCAGTACATGATTTAGATACTTCATAAATCCCTTTTCCTCCCATATTATAATCTTCCAAATATGGTACTTTACCACTTCCATAAGCTTTATCTGAGCTACTAACTGCTATTGCTTTTATTTTATACCTTCTAGCTTCTTCTAATATATTTACAGTTCCCATTATATTAGTTTCAAATGCAAGTCTTGGATTAGGTTGACATTTTTTTACTTCAGATAGAGCAGCTAAATGAAATATTGTATCAAACTCATATTCATTAAATAATAACTTAACAAAATTAGAATCACATATATCTCCTTGAATTAAATTTATCTTATGAAAATTATAATGATCTTCTAACCCTAAAAATTTTAAGGATGTTTTTTGTTTGATGTTTAAAGTGATTATTGTAATGCTTTCTACTTGATCTAATATACGTTTTGTTATATAGGATCCTAAAAATCCAGTTCCCCCAGTTATTAAAACATTCTTCATATCTTTTTTTTATAAGGTAAATATACAAAATTAATTTTAATTTTCCACAGGATTTTTAAACATACCAATACATTCTAATGCATCCATAAAATCTTTTTCTTCAAATTCTTTTATAGTATCCATATCCATTCTCCATTTATAATATTCTCCTTTTTTATTAGGTATTGGATATTTTTCTTTTTCTTCATCTTTAACAGGTACTGCTTGTACCGCAGCCCATTTCCAATTATCACCATTAGGACCATTAGCAAATATCATTCCTTTTTCTGGTAGATTAATTGTTGTTGGCATCCAAATTATCCCTTCTTCATCTTCACCCATTAATTCTTTATATAAATTAGGAAGTAATTCCATTTGTTCTTCAAAAAATAATTCACCTTTTTTCATTAAAGAATTAGATTGAAAACCACAACCATAACAAAAATAATTTTTAATGTTTTCATTTACTTCAGTTACATAACATGCATCTGATCCACATCTTTTACATTCTGTTAAACTATCTACATTCATGCTTCTACTTTTTTAAGTTTAGGTAATTTAAGTTTAGGCAGTTCTAACTCTACTTGTTTTGGAAATTCTGGGGTTGATTCTGATAAGATTGATCCAATATCAGATTTCATTTTTTCAAATGAAAAATTAGTTCTACTTACATACCCTTGTCTATTAGCTAAATTTTTATATTTCTTGTAGTTATCAAATACGTCATTTAAGAAAAACCCTACATTTCCTAAATCAACATCAAACCATTTAGATCCTTCTACTATCCATTCATTTCTAGCTGATACATCAACATCATTTAGCCTTCCCCCACATAAAGCTGTAAATTCTTGATTTAAAAAATCTATATGACCAGACCAATTAGTACTAATAATAGGTTTATTTACTAAACTAAACTCTAATAAGGGTCTACCATATCCTTCACCTTTAGTTAAATTAACCATTGCCTTTACTTTTGGATGGTTATATAACTCACTCATTTCTTTATTTGTAAATTCCCCATGAAGTAAGTAAATATTAGGTAATTTTCTAGATGGAACAGTTTTTTTAATCTCATGGATCTTTTTTAATATTTCTCTTCTATCCATATATGAAGAACCAGCACCACTACATTTCATAATAAGAGCAGGTACTTTTTTCTTATTTTTAAAATTTTCTAAAAATGATTTAACTAATAATCCTACATTTTTTCTATCATGTCCTAAGTTCCCCTGCATCCAATGTCCTACAAATAAATAAGCAAAACTTTCTGGGATTGAGTTTATATCTTCATATAAATCTTCACTATTAAATTCTTTATGAGGTTTATATAATTCTAAATTTGCCCCCTCAATTAACACTTTTATGGGTTTAATAGATTTTAATTCAAATTCTTGACCTGTTTGTTTATTTTTACCATTAAAAGATGCATGATCAAAAACATCTTTTGAATGTTTAGAAGAAACTAGATTTAAATCCATTTTATTTAGACCTTCAATCCATTTAGGATTTGGAACCGTAGTTTCAATCCCTGCAGTTAATCCTATATTATATTTTCCTATTGGGTTAAATTCACTAGGTATAGTATGCTGACACCAAATATCAGGTTGTTCATTTAGTTGATTACCTTCAATAAAATGTTTTTTTAGAAATTCCCATTCAGGGTTGTCATCAATAAAACCCCAAGGACAATTTCCCCACATTTGAGGTAATATTTTAACTTCATACTTATCTAATTCTATTAAAGCTTTAACAAAATCTCTTGCTCTAGCTCCATACCCACTATAAGTATCAATTGGGCAACTTATGTAAAATGTATTTTTCATTAATAAATTAAATTATGATTTAATGTTCTTGTTTTATATTCGTTACTATTTAAAAATTCATACCTTTCTCTAGGTTCCCAAGTTTTAAATAACTTATCAGTATATTCAATAAATCTTTTACCTTGATGTTCTGCTGTAAATCCTGCTTCATCTGATAGAGCCCATTCCCTTCCTTTAGCTCCTTTGGATTTTCTTTCTTCAGGAGATAAATCATATATTTCTCTAATTCTATCAGCAGCATCTTCTGGTTTGCATCTATCATCCCAAATATATGGCGTTATAGGCGAACCTTGAATCGATCTACACGCAGGAAATACTGGAAATGCCCATTCACCATGAGATTTATATTTACCTGTATTATTCGAAGGTACTTGAGGAGAAGGTGTAAACCATTTGCCATTTTCATCAATAAATCTCATTTGATCTTGCATTCCTCCTGTAACATTAGCTATAATAGGAGTACCTGTTAACATACTTTCAGTTAATGCTAATCCCCATCCTTCATTAGAAGTAAGTAAAATAGTAGCATCAGACATATTATATAAAACAGACATTTGTTCTGGGGATAAACGACCATCTACAAAACGAATATATTTTTCCCAATCATCTCCAAATAAATACTCACATACTGCTTTTAAATCAGTTCCATTATTATCTGATATTTGGGTTTTGAGTAAAAAACAACATTTTTCAGCTTTTTCTTTAGGTAGGGAATCTAAGAACATTTTATAAGCCCATATAGTATCAGATATTTGTTTTCTTCTAATATTTCTAGAGTTAAAAAATAATACAAAATCAAATTCATCATTCCTAAAAATTTGTTTTTTCATTTCAGATAATACCTTATTATCTTGAGATAAAGGTTTAAAAATGTCTTCATTAAGACCATGAGGTAAATATTCTATAATTTTATTTTTAGCTTTATCCCCTAAAACAATTTTATTTATATTTACTGTTTGCTTAGAAATACCATATAAAGCATCACATGATTCATAAAAATTTTCATTATATTGAGGTGCAGGATAATCATCCCAAATATTAAGATATATAATAGGAATATCTTTTCTTATTTCATTTTCAATCTGAAATGCCCACATAAAATATCTTGGATCTGTAATGAATAAAATAGCATCTGGTTTTTCTCTCTTCATCATATCTCTTAAAATTCTAGAATCACCATATCCATCTGTAGGATATAATATTACTGATGCATCTTTAATACCATATTCTTTATCAAGTGAATCTGATAATTCTATTATTTTACCTTTATCTGGGTGTTTTACAGCACCTGCTATTTGACACCAATTATAATGGTGGCAAGTTTTTAAAACTATTTCTTTTCCTACATGAGCTATACCAGAATGAACTCTAATATCATCACATAATAAAAGTATTTTTTTTCTTTTATCTTTTTCAATAAAACCTTCTTTTACCATATACTTATATTTTTTCTAATTCTAAATTTGTGTGATTGCTAATTTGTTTTCTAAATTCTTCATCTGTAAGATATAAATAAATTGCTCTATCGGCAAGTTTTTGGAAAGAAAACTTTCTTCTTACACATTGAATTTTAAACTCTTCAAATAAATCACTTTTAACTTTTACGCTTGTTAGTGTCATTTCTTTATTTGCCATTTTTATTTATTTTTATATATGTAAATACATATTATTAAACCCTATTTTTTGTACCAGGACATAAATCATCTCCAAGATACGGACAAAACCTACAATTATTAGGATTAGCTAAACTAGGTTTAAAAGCTTTTTGGTTATATTCATTTCCAATAAAAACATCCTTTATAAAATCATTTAAAACTTTAGTTGCTTTGTTAATAGTAGTTTTTCCATGTGATGGAGTGAAGTGTTGTATTCTTTTTTGTGGGTAATCTCCATCTTCATATATTTTTCTTCTAACTATAAAAAACTCAATATCAATATTTTTTTCTGGGATTCCAAATTGTTCTGCAAAAAATTTCTTATATAATACTAATTGATAATGCTTAATAGCATTCTTATTAGATCGAGCCCATTTACCCCACCCATTAGTAGATGTTTTAATATCATAAATTGTAAATTTATTTAGTGTTTCATTATATGTTACAACATCAAGATATCCTTGAAATTTCACTTTTTGAAACATTTTATTAGGTTTTACTACAATAGGAATTTCACAACCTACTAAAAATGTACCTCTTTTACTAAATGTTTTTCCTTTATGTTTCTTAAAATAATTTATTATATTTTCTCCATCTTGGTAAAATTCTTGAAGTTCTCCATCTTTGAAAAAATGAACACTTTTATTTTTTTCATAATCAGATAAATAATTTTCTTTTAATCTTGATTTAAAAAAACCTAAAATATCTATTCTATCAGCAGCTGCTCCACTTTGTTCATACATTATATCTAAGTAATGTTGAAGAGCTTCATGTAAAGCTTTTCCAAATACAGCATGCATACTAGGTGTAAATATTTTATGGCCATCTCTGTATTGTAATGACCATCTGTGGGCACAGCTATCATACATTGAAAGTTGAGAGAATGAAATATTCTTCTCAGTAGCGTAATTGAGTGCTTGAGGTGTATAGTTTTGAATTTCCTTTACTATTTTAGGAATTTTCCTCATTTACTTTTTCCATTTATTACGTCCAACTAATAAACCAATTATACCATAATTAGCTACATCTAGAAACGTGTCTTCCATTCCTTCACCTTTTACAAAACTTTTTCCATTTACTAATAAATTTCTTAATCTGGATACTTTATCTGTTAATCTAATTGCTAAACCTGTTAGTGAAAATTTTTTATCATTTTCTTTAGTTAAATCTCCACCTAATGAAATATTTTGTAAACCATAATCCATATGTTTACGAGCAAATGTTTCATACATTTCATCAGTAATTTTTTTAAATTCTTTAGCTAATTCAGGGTACTCACTTACAAAAAGTTCAAGTGTATCTTCTATTTCAAGTCTTTGTTCTAAATCATGACCTGAACAAGGTGGTACTGGTTTTTTCATATTAATTCTTTAGTTGAAAAATATTTTTCTATTGCTTCTAATCTATCATCTGCTTCAGCTAATAAATTTAATGCTTCTGTTGCATCAGCTAAAAAATCATTTGCTGTGTGATCACCTATTCCAACTGCTTGATTTTCTAATAAATCTAGAGCCATTAATGCTTTTTCCTTATCAGCTAAAGCTTGAGTTTTTAGGGCGGATATTACTTTACTTTTTTTCATATTTTCATTACTATCTGGTAGGCTTTTTCGTATATTTCTTCTAGAGATAAATTAGGGTGTTGTTCTTTTTGATTTTTTATTTCTTCAAACATTTTGTGTCTTTGTCCATGCTCTTCAGCACTGTAAAGCAATTCTTCTAATTTACTCATTTATATATCTTTTTAATTTCTTTATCATCAATTCCCATTTCGGATAATATAAGTTTTATCTCTTCTGGGGGTAGGATATGAATATAATGATTTGCTTCTGCTAATCCACACTCAAAATATCTAGATATATATTCTATTAATTCTTGTTTTTGTGTTTTATTTTGGTTTTTAATATATTTTAACCAAATTTTTTTCTTAGGAATAAGCTGTCTATAAATGTTATATATTTGTTTCTTACTTTGTGGGTTAAGTTTTTGGACATAATTTACTATTTCAACATAACCCACATACATAGACAAATAACGATGCATCATGTAAGAATTCCATTTTTCCCAAGATTCTTCAGGAATATCCTCAACTGGTCTTTTAGTTAATGTTATCTCATTTAACCAATCAAAGATATTTTTCATATTATATCATCCTTAAATTCTTCTCTTAATTCCTTAGGAAGTGTTTGTTCCAATACTTTACCTGTTTCAGGATCATAAAATACTGGTATTGGTAAAATTGCATCTTCACTTGCACCTACTACAAATTTAGATACTTGTCTAAGAATTACTCCTTGTTGAAAAATCTTATTTCCATTTGGGGTTTCAATTGATGTAGTATTGTTTAAGTCTACATTTGGGGCAGCTTGCGCTTGATTTTGATTCATGTTTGTGTTTTTTATTTTATTTCTATTATTTTAGCTATTGCAGCCATTATGTTTATTTCTTTATCTATTCTAAATTGAGAATGATATGAATATTCGTTTAAATATATTGTAACTAATCCTTCATTCCCAGAAGCATAAATACTAGCTTTATCATAAAGGAATCTATATAATTCCTCAAAATCTTTTACATTTGAATTTAATATAATTTGTCTAATAGTTCTCCAATTAGGTTTAGATTTCTTTAATTCATCTAATACTTCATTCATATAATTATTTGAAACTATTACAGACTTATCTAATACTAATTTTTTATCCTTAATCGATAATTGTATAGTATTTAACATTTTTCTTATGTCTGGGTAATGAGTATTAACTATATCTACAAGAGCATCTATATCCCAACCTTCTCCTATTTCCTCAATTAAGATTTTATTTAAATGTTTTGCTACTTCTTGTTTACTTGGAGGTATTACCTTTAATACTTGACATCTGGATTGTAAAGGATCTATTATTCTTTCTATATAATTACACGTCATAATAAAACGTGTTGTTCTTGAAAATTTTTCAATTACATTTCTTAGCGACGCTTGCGCTTGAATTGTAAGGAAATCCGCTTCATCGAGGATGACAACTTTAATCTGTCTAAACGAAGCAGCACTTGAGAAGTTCGTGACCTTATCCCTAATAGTTTCAATACCCCGTTCATCTGAAGCGTTAATGTATAAGTAGTCGCAGTCCAAATTATTGACAATAAGTTTAGCGAGAGTAGTTTTCCCTGTACCAGCAGGACCATAAAAAATGAAGTTTTGTATATCATCTTGATCTAAATAACTTTGTATTTGCTTTTTAATATGTTCGTTTCCTACATATTCATCTAATACTTTTGATCTATATTTTTCTACTAAAAGTGAATGGTCTTTATTCATAGTGTAAATATATGAAATTTATTTTTGAATTCCAAATTATATTCCTTGTTGAAATTCTCCATATAAAGAAAATGTTTTTGGTTCTTCAACTTTTATTTCTTCTTCAGATGTTTTTATGGCATATAACTTACTATTTAAAGGAGCTAATCTATATTCACCTTTAAACTTAGTTTGTTGGTGAAAAGCTTCTAATGCATCTGTAAGTGTTTTAAATACTTCTTTTTTTGGATCACCAACTAGTACCCACTGATCTCCAGGGGGTACTCTTTTGGCAATTAATTCATTGTGTTCAACTATCTTTGTATCCATTAGAACATTCCATTTAATTGTGGTTGATTATTTTCTGATTCTTCTTCTACAACAACACACTCAGTTAATAATACAGTTCCTGCTACTGCAGCTGCATTTTCAAGGGCTGTTCTAGTTACTTTAAGTGGATCGATAATTCCATTTTCTTTGAAATCTACTACTTTATCTTTTTTAATGTCATATCCTTTCCACTCTCCATCTGTAGATATTTCTCCATCTAGAAATTCTATTTTATCTTTAGTAATTCCTGCATTTTCTAAAATTTGTTTAAATGGTTTTGCACAAGCCATACGTACAATTTCTGATCCAATATTGTCTGTTGCTATGACTTTTCTTGCATTATATAGAGCAACTCCTCCACCAGGTATTACCCCTTCACTTAAAGCTGCTTGTGTAGCATTAAGAGCATCATCAACTCTATCTTTTTTCTCATTCATTTCAGTTTCATTAAATCCCCCTACATGAATAATAGAAACACCACCTACCATTTTGGCTAAACGATTTTGTAATTGCTCAGTTTCAAATGGAGTTGTTGAGTTATCTATTTGATTTGTTAGTTCATCTACTCTTTTATTTATAGCTTCTTCTGTACCTTTACCATCAACTATAGTTGTTTTTGATTTTGAAATGGTTATAGCACGAGCTTCACCAAACCAATCCCAACTAAATTTATCTAATTTCATTCCTTTATCTTTATCAAATACTACCCCATTTGTTAATGTTGCAATATCTTCTAAAATAAGTTTCCTTCTATCACCAAAGTCAGGTGCTTTTATAGCACATACTTTTAATGTACCTCTAGCTTTATTTACAATTAAAGTAGCTAAAGCTTCATTATCAATATCTTCAGCAATAATAAGTAATGATTTATCAGTAGCTGATACTTGTTCTAAAATAGGTAATAATTCTTTTACTTGGGTAAATTTATGATCTGCAATTAAAATATAAGCATCTTTTAAAGTACAAGTCATACTATCATTATCAGTAACAAAGAAATGAGATTTATAACCTCTATCTAATTGCATACCTTCAACAGTTTCTAAATATGTTTCTCCTGATTTGGATTCTTCAATATGAACAATACCATCTCTACCTACTTTTTTAATAGCAGTAGCAATTAATTTACCTACTTCAGGGTCATTATTTGCTGATAAAGTAGCTACTTGTTCTAATTGATCTTCAGATGAGATATCTTCACTAATATTTTTTAATTCTTCAACAATTTCTTTTACAGAAGCATCAATATCTCTTTTAATTTGAACTGCATTTTTTCCTTCATTTAAAGCAGATAACCCACCATGAATCATTTCTCTAGCTAATAAAGTGGAGGTAGTTGTACCATCTCCTGCTTTATCTGCTGTTTTAATTGCTGCTTGTTTTACTAATTTAACTCCTGTTTCCTCAACAGGATCTTTTAAAGTTATACTTTTAGCTACTGTAACCCCATCCTTTGTTGATTTTACACTTTCATTTGGGTTTGATATTACAGCATTTCTACCGTTGGGTCCTAAAGTACAAACAACAGAATCAGCTAGGATATCAATTCCATTAACTAATTTTGATCTGCCTTCTTCTCCTAATTCAATAATTTTTGACATAGTTTTATTTTAAAATGGTAATTCTTTTTTTTCTTCTTCATTAGCAATTCTTGCTAATATTTGATTTTCAGGTCCTATATGATATTCTTCTCCTTCAAAATCTAATTTTGTAAATCCCATTGTAGGTAATACTACAATATCTCCTTCTTTTAATTGAGTAGGAATAAAATGACCCATCTGGGTTGTCATACCAGGACCAACTGCCATAACTTCTCCTTGTTGGTTTTTCTCTTTTCCAATATCAGGAACTACAATATTTCCAAATGTTTCTTCTTCGGATTCTATTGGTTTTACTACAACAGCATTAAATAGTGCTTTTAATTTCATAACGTTTTTTTGGTTTAATATAATAAAAAGGAATCAATAAAACAAGCTTAGGATGACTTTCTTTTATTTTATTGTTATTGATTTTGTTGCAATTGCTTTTTCTGAAAAAGGAACTGATATAATTAATAATCCATTCTCCATCTTAGCATCTGCTTTTGATAAATTGAATCGGTTAACTACTTTATAACCGAAATTAAATGAACGTTTTGCGATTCCAGAGTAATAATACTCTCTATCATTAAAATGATCATTTGGTTTTTCATAACTAATTCTTAAAACGTCTCCTTCGATGGTTAAACCAACATCTTTTTTAGTTAAACCAGTACAAGCTACTTCCAGATGAAGTCCATTTTTGTCTTCATAAACATCTACTGGATGTTTGAGCTTTACTGATGTTAAGGGATTGAAAGGTGCTTCGGTATCGAAGAAATTTCTGACTAATATGTCAAAAGGTGTGTGTAATTGTCTTGCTAGACCTGGGTCTATTTCTCTTAATAGTGTCATAATTCGAAAATTTATGTTTTTAAATAATACTTAGCTCCCAACTTGGTGAGCTGTTTTTGCATCCTAAGCTTGCAACGATAAATATATAAAAAAGAAAGAAAATAAACAAGCTATTTTTAAAAATCTTCACCTACTTTTCTTACTATAAAATATTCACTTGTTGTGTTATCTGATGTGAAATTTAATTTCATTAAACCTGTACTAGTAAGATAAATTGTACCAGTATCCATATCTTTATTAGCATATAGAATAGATTTAAATAATTCTGAATTAAATGGCATTTTTAATCCTAATTCGTTTATATCACCTGGTAATTGATAAGTAATTTTACTATCAAATTCTTTTTCGTCCCCAAATATAAATTGGCATACATTGTCTCCATCTTCATTTGTAGTAGTTTCTATAAACATATTGTTTTCTTCTCCTAATGCCTTTTTAGCTTTAATTAAATTTTCTAAATCTTCTACTTCTACTTGTATTTTATTTTTCCATTCAGGAACATTAACAGTTCCTACTTTATCAATTAATAAAGGATCACCTAACCTATATGTTAAATTAAAATTAGGGTCTGATATTTTTAATTTAGTAGGGATTAAATGATTTTTTTCTAATTCTACTATTAAATCACCATTAGTAATAGAAATTAAGTTTTGTAATTTTTTAGTATCAAATACAGCTAAATCACAATCTTCTAATTCAAAACCAGTATGTTCGACATTTCCAATTACTTCTTTAGATGGATCCATAAAATCAATTAATATCGTTTTATTTTTGATACTCCAATTAACTGATTGAACTATACCTAAATGGTATTTATTTATTAAATTTTGTAAAACTAATTTATTTATCATAAGTTAAAAAACATTTCTTTATAAGGATTTAAGTTTAATTGCCATTCCATATCACTATAAAAACCTTCTAATTTATTTAATAATACACTTTCAAATATTTTTTTCCTGTCAGCATATTCTTCAATGAATGTACGCATCTTATCTGGGTAATCCCACTCTAAAAGAGCAATTGCTTCAATATTATAAGGATTGTGTTTTAAATATATCCATTTAATTTTATCTCCTTGAGCTATTTCACTATGTGTTTTATGTAAATTCCAAAAACGTAATAAATCATTATATATAATAGTTGCTTTAACTGCAGCAGGAGCACCTTTACCTATTTTAGAAAATATTTCTCCTGATCTAGCTTTACGTTCAGTGTATTTATTTAATTTTTTTACCGAGGTTGGGTTAGCTAAATCAGATAAAGGGATTGTTCCATCTAATATTTCAGTTCTAAACTTTTTTACTTTATTGTCTAGTATTTCTTTATCAACTCCTTCTAAAGCACTTAAAACTAACTCTTCAAAAAATTTACCAAATTTAGGTGGAAAATTAGCCTTTTTAAATTCTAACCCTTTAATATCAAATTTATTTGTAGGAATACCTTCTTCCCTAGTAATATATTGAGTATATCTTCTAGTAGCTCTAATATAACCTGATCTTAATACACATTCATTTTTAAAATCAATTCTTTGATTTTCAGGGTTATACTGATTAAATGATTGTTCTGTAATTTGTTTTAAAATAGGACCTACCATATCTTGACTTGCAGTAGCTAATTTTTCAACTAAATCATCTTTTTCCTCGTTTGACATTTCATTAAAATTAGGATATAATTTTTTAAGAATAGGCTCAGCATGAAAATAATTACTATCAGTATCTATATAAACACAATAGTTGTTTTTTTCCTTATCACAGATAAATTTAGGTGTATCTTCTAAATGTTTCATTCAGTTGGATCGTATAAATTATAACATACTGTTAATTCCTCTCCTTCTTCTATGTCTGCAAGAGTAACTAAATGGTAATTATCTAAATGTTCTCTTAACCAACAATTAGGAGTATCTGAATGGTTAATGAATCCTCCTAAAGGTGTTCTTAAGAATCCATCTTCAAATTTATCTTCTTGGTAATGGGTCATACCTAATTCTAATTCAGAATCTATATCTCTAGTAGCAAATAATCCTAACCCTTCAATTTTAGAAGGTTTAATTGTAACAAAATTTGGTAGTGGTTTATAATAGTTTTTTTTCATTTCCAATAATCGGGATTATGAGGTCTAGCAGGACTATCAATTTCACCCTTACTATTCCTCTGTTCATATTCATACTTCTTAATATTAAATACATTATCTTTAATTTTAAGCTTCCCCCCCTGTTTTAACATTTTTCTAAAATGTTGTTCTTCTTTTTCATTAAAATCTTTAGCTATTTCTAAAATTTCTTCTTTAGTCATTTGAACATCATTTAAAAAAATAGTATGTTCTCTTCTTATTGATTGTTTACTTAACATAATTCTAATTTTGTTTTATCTTCCATTACATCATTAAAAAATTCATTTATAGCTTTAGCCGAGTCTTGAATTAATCTTTGACCTGTTAAAGTAATTGATTCTGCTAATAATATATTTCCATATCTAAAAACTCCAAGAGCAGTAGCACCATACAAACTATTTAGTAAAATTTTCATTGTATATTGTTTCATGTGAAGTTGAGCTGCTAGTTCTTTATTACCTGCTTTCTTAGCTTCTTTCATTTGATTTTTATACATAACTCTTTCATTAAACCATTTTTTTAGAATAGTTGAAAGTACTGATTCAGTTTTAGAACTATACATAACACCATTTGCTGATATAGTCCATTTGTTTTTTTCAATATGGTATATTAAATCTTTAACTTTTAAGGGTTGTAATATTCCTTCTTTACTATTTTTATAACTAATAACATCTAATTCTTTATTAGGATCCATTTCTTTTAGATCAGATAAACTATATCTACAATTCCATACTTCTTTTCCTTCATAATTAACTTTTACTTCATCATATGGAATTTTAATTCTACCTACCATAGTTTCATTTCCTATATTTACAGTCATTATAATAGTAGGATATAGTGAGGTGAAATCTAAATCAAACATATGGTTATATATTCCCGCTTTAGGACAAAATAAATAACCACCTGCATATTGTTGTTCTACTTTTTTACCTTTTTTAGGTGGGATAATTCCTTTACCTAATAAATAAGCTGAAATGGCACCATCTTGGGTTTTAGTATTTGCATATACTTCTTCGTAATTATGTTTACCTTTATGAGATAGATTTTTTACTAAAGAAACATATTCTAATTTTTTATCTAATTCAACTAATATCTCAACATCACGAAAGTTGTATTGAATAAATTTATCAATATCAGTTTCAAATAATCTATCTAAATTTCCCTCATAATCAACTTTCCCAAGTTTAACATATTTTTCTCCTATAGCTTGCAAACGCATTGAAGGTTCATCAGCCCATGA